TTCATCATCTGCTAGTGCAAATTTTGTTATGTTAAAAGCTGACCTATTCTTTGCAAGAAGTTCTCTTCCCTTCTTTGTTAAGATTGCGTCAACTGTGATTGTTGTTTTGTCTAAATATCCCATTACTGTTTCTCCATATCTGTTTACAGATTATATCATAAATAAATATCAAAGTCTTTTAATTTTATATATATTACGTGACTTGATTTCCGTTTGGTTGTGGTCTTCCTGCCGGAGACCTTTGAATATTGTATCTTCCTCCAGTTATTGCTTGTCCTCGTCCTGCGGCTATTCCTCTGCCAGCTGGTCTTCCACTATAACTTCCTAATCCTCTTCCTATACCTTCACCAGATGTTCTACCTGGTCCTTCACCTAAAGTTGGCTCTGCAGCTGTTAGCGTGAACGGTGTTGTATCTATAATTTCTACTATTGGTCCGCCATCAATTGTTTGAGGCGAATCTATATTAAAGTCAGATGCGGCCATCTTACATCCATCATATATTAAGTTTTGAAGACCTTTTGCTCTATAATCTTGATATTGTGCAGATCTACTTAAAACTGATATTCCATTTAGGTTTGATATTGGAGCTCCACTATGTGAAACTATTGCTTGGCCGTTTAGATTTCCATATCCTAAATCTGACTGTCCAAACTGTGTTCTAGGTACCTTAATGCCTAAAGATTGGCTTAACTCAGTTGCATATCTATGTAATTCTGTGTATTTGTATGTTGATTCTCGCTGATTGCCAATAAAAGGGAAAAACCATTCTTTACCTCTATCTCTACAACTTTTATTATCGGCATATGGCGTAAGTCCGTTGTTTAATATTGGAAAGTTTCTAGGCCTGTCAAACATAGGTTTATTAGGAAGTAAATTACTTGCAACATATTCCTGTTTATTAAAGTCATACCAAGTTTCATTTTCTCTAGGATCCATTGGATGACTTACAGTCATAACAACGTCTCTTTCCCAATATGGATTGGATTGAGTTATTGAAGTTCTAGTAGAGTCTGTTAATATATTTATAGTTGGTAATTTTCCTTCATTTTTACCACCCGTAAATGTATCTGAAGATGGTATTACATGGAATCGACTGGCCGTATGTGCTTGGAAAAGTCTTTCAGTTCCACCAGTTCCGTTTGGATTGTAGCCATAAGGAGGTAAAAATGTACCAAATAAATTTGTATTTCCATTTGCACCTTTTGTTGATTGAGTAACATGTACAACAATAAGTGCAGTTTGTTCACCTTCAGAATTTGTAACTGTTCCATCAGCATGTACTGCTCCACATGTAAATTTAGAATGAGAGCCAATAGATTTTGAAATATTTGTAGCAAGAACTGTTGGATTATTACTGTATGTAAACTGTTCTGAATTTGTTACTCCACTGTCAACACATGTAAATGTTGCAACAGTACCGTCAGCGGCTGTTAGTACAAGAGTTGTTCCATCATATCCACCTCCAGGGTTTGGAAAGGTTCCGCCTAATTTTATTTTTGCAGTGGCAGCCTTAGATGGAGTCGTTTGAGTACCAGTTACACTATAATCTATATAACTTCCCTTTGAATTTCCCCAGTGAACTGGTAAATGCCATTCGTATCGAGCTGCTCCTTCATGCTGGTCTCTTTCCCAACACATGAAAATATCATCCTTTATTAAAGGTGTAAATGCAGGTTTAATTGTAGCTTCTAGTTCTCCGACAGTTGTTCTAAATAAACCTGTAGGATTCTTTTCTCGCTGTCTTTGTCCTCCAAGACCATAAGATGGAAATGGCTGAGGTAATGTTTGTGATTGGTCTCTATTTCCTCTATTAGGATTTGGAGAAAGTAAATCACCATACCTTGATTCTTCAGGTCCTATATTATCCCAATCACTATAGTACGAAGTACCAGGACCATTGTGCTTAAACCTTCCTAATTCAGTTGTATTACCATTTAAGAAAACTCTTGCAGAAGCTGAACCTTCGTAATGTAGGCTTTCTCTTGAAGGTCTATGTACAGGAATTCTAGGTCTTTCTAATATATGAGGTTCAATTGAAATATTAAAATCTGGTTTATTTCTACCAGGTACATTCTTTTTCATTTGACAAAGAACAGTATCATCATAATATCTTATTAATTTAAAAAACTCATTATACTTAAACGAACCAAAATGTTTTTTCCAATAATGTTCGTCATAAAATATTACTTCATGGTAAAATTCATTATATTTTGCTCGTGGATCTCCAACAAGGTCATTAAAATCTATACCACCTAATTGGTGTTCCATATCAATATTAATTTGGTCAACAGGAGTCATTTGTATGGAGACTCTATTTTGATCGTTGTCCATTGCTTGAGGTAGTTCTGCTTTTTTATTTACACTAAGATTGCTACCCAACGCGTTATCTTGAATTCTTATCTTATCTGGATCTAAACATAGTCCAACATAATTAGGAACTATAGTTGCAACTTTTTCTTGGTCATCCTCAAAGTCTACTGTACCATTAAATCCACTAGCTGTTGCAAATGTAGATCTGTTGTTTGCAAACGGAGTTAAAATATTCTGATTAGGGTGAGAAGATATTATTGAAGTTCCATCGGATAGTGCATATGTTTTTAAATCTGCTCCTAATGAATATCTAACAATTAAGTCATTATATGATGATGTATAAGTATTACCGTCAATCGCCATAGGGTTAAGCACGTGATTATTAAATGCAGACTCAGATAAAGGTTTCATCCAAAAGCGGAATTCTTGTAAAGATCCACTATAATTTTGATAGTTTATTCCTGGAGTTTTATTTATTCCCCAATCAGTACTATTAACGGCTCCTCCTATAAAGAATGAATCATAATTTAGGCCAAATAATCCATCAGAATATCCTCCTTGTAAATCTGATGGTGTATTTTCAGGTGTAAAGAATGTTCCACTAACATATGTATCATCATGAAAGCCATCTGAATTCCATGAAGAGTTTGCAAGTTTACCCGTTGTTGTTGAACCATTAACAAACATACTAGATGATTGCTCATGTGTTATAGTTCCTCTAGACCAATCAGAAGATTTTTTACAAAATAATTCATATGTAAAATTTTCAGTATTTTGAGATGCAATAGTATTTTGTACTGGAGAATTTCGTCTAACCATTACATTCCACCAATCTCCATCAAAAATAGGGGCCCAATCTGTTGATTGAGATACAAAATGTGTAGGATATTGGAACGTTCCATCATTTACACCTAATCCAAATTTTACTCTACCATACGTACTATCCTTATCAATAGGAAAATCATATGATTCACTGCCAGACGGAAGATGTTTAGATGCGTGTTCTACTGCAATGAATGAGCTAGAATTAATTTGTACAATAACCATGTCTTTTTTATTGGCATCGTTTTTAAGCTCATCAAATTGTGCTTTACCACACTTTAAATTATAATCTAACATATCAGGTAATTTAAACCTAAATTCTATAGTATCTGGAAATTGTAGTTTTCCACCGTTATCAGCAGTTATGGTAGGATCTATAACTGCATCCCATGAGGATGTGATTGCAGAGCTTCCGTTAAAGTTTAACCTATAGTTAAATGTGTCATATTCATAATATGAATGTGAAAAATAATCTACTGGTTTTGGTGAACCCCATTCTTTAATCTTAAACATGGTTTGAGGTATACCATAGATATTCATGTATGCTTTAAGGTTTTCTTTAGTACCTTTTGTTTTAAGAAGGTGTGGTAAATTGTTTAATAACCTTTTACCAAATTCTAGTCTTAAGTTTTCACGAGGTACAGATTGTGATGTTTGATACCTGTCAGATGCATATATTACAGATTGTGAAAATGGAGAAGTACCTTCAATATAACTTGCTGAGGCAAATTGATCGTCAGGAGCATTCCAATATGCCCAATCATTTGAATCAAAATATTTTACTTTATCGCCATAGTTTCCATCAGAGTCTGTTCCAATAACATATGTCCATAGGTCTTGCTCGTCTGACTTTAAGCATTGACTATATCCTAAAGACTTGAGTCCCATGTAGATTAAGTCCTTTGAAAGCATGTCAGAACCACTAAAGTGTCCTTCAACTAGTTTTGCATCAATTGCATTGTGCCTATCCCAAGTTTCTGGAATTGCAGTAACATATAAATAAATATTATCAAAAAATTCACCTACCATATTAACAAATTTGATATATTCGCTATTTATGTTTTCATCTTTACCCAGTGTAGGGTCTTCATGAATATGCAAAGGTACAGCTGTATTTTCTAGTGAATGAATATTTTCTCGGTCATACATTGATGCAGTTGCATACATTCCATCAAACCAATCCAAGGCCGCTGAAGCCGTAACAGATAGGTTTGTGTAAGGTCCTTTAGGATATTGTATATCTGACCTTTTAGGCCATGTGGCTGGAATAAACTCTCCAAGCGAGCCAGAACCATAAGATGAAGATTCTTCATATAGAAACCGTTCGTATCCATCAAATCCAGAAACTATAGTATTTTGCTTGTTTTTAAAGTTTTGAACGTTTTGTTTAAAATGGTGTGAACCAGTTATATTAGCATTGCTAGCAGTTGCAGGAGAAGAAGTTGATAAATTTTCTATTTTTTCCTGGTAATATTCAAACTGAGATAGTTTATATTTAAAGTTGTCAAGTCTAGATGTTGCAGAGCCAAATCTTACAAAATGGGAATATCGTCTATAGTCAACATTTAATCTAACATCAGATAAACTGCTTGAAAAATATCTATTTAGTACATTATTAACAACTTCTTCTTTTGCACTAGTAAGTGTATTCCAAGACTCGTAACCAGTTGTTCCACCACCTAAATTATCTTGGCTACCAGCTGCAAAATTTGCTCCTGATAAAAAGTTAACTTCTTTTTGTACTTCAGGAGATTCTACAAATACTGATTCTCGGACAGGTGTTATCATTTCCTGTACTATCCAGCACGGTGCTTTAGTATTTATTTGGCTTGGTAAAGGGTCATATAATTTTAAAACAATAGAGTATGGAAATTCTGGAGTTGTTATTTTATCAATTGACCAATTAACAGCTAAAGGTACAACATCATTTCCAAAATTTACATGTATGTCTACCCAATGGTCTACTTCACCTTTGATTGATAATTTATCGGCAAAGTCTTCAAATATTTCTTTTTCTTCTTGGGTTGCATCTTCACTAATTTTTAATCTAATTTCTTTTCTACTTTCACTTATTTCATCTAGAAATAAATCGTTAATAGAAGAATCAGGACTTCCAACCAGTGTTCTAAGAAAGTTATATTTTACATTAAATGTACCAGAGTTTACATATTGTCGTATATCGTTGTGTAAATCTAGAAAAACGACTGGATCTTGATTAACAGTTCCATTATCAAGTATTCCACCTTCTGCTACTTTATAGCTTGTTATGTCTGTGTCCGCAAATAATAAAGTTTCATTATCTTTACTATAGATATGAAGTTCAACCCTATCATCTACATCATATGCCTTACCAAAATCAGATAATATAGCCTTAGACGGTATTAATAGTAAATCTTCATCTTTATATTTAGTATTCCAAGCCATTTATCTTCCTTGTATTCGGGTATTTCTACCTTTAGAACCATCCGGTTTTACACTTTGTACTGTTTTTTGTTGAGGTTGTACTGTTTGTACTCGTTTTTGTGGCAATGTTGAAGTTTCAGGCGTTCGAGATACCACTGATGTTTTGGTAGGGTTAACAACTCTTTCATCTGGTACTTCATTCTGTTTTGGCTCAGGTCCATATTTTGGAACTCTCCAAGGATTAAAACCACGATAGTTATCTCTAATATACCATTCTTCTCCTGCAGGATCCCATCCTGTTCTTGCCCATTCATTTGTTTCTATATTAAAATCAAACCATCCATCTGTTAATTTATATTGGTCATTGTGCTGTTGGTCATCTATTAATTCACCAGTTGGTGCACCATAACCTAAAAATTCATTATTTTCTCCACCTCTAATTTCATCTCTTTCGATTATTATACCACCAAAACAGTATATATAAACTTGAGGAGTTTCTGTTTGTCCTTTATTATTTTTAATTCTACAGTGATAATATCCTGTGTCAAACTTAGTTGCATTTATTAATGCTAATTTTTTAGTCTTACTAACTACTCTATTACTAATCTTTTTTCTAGTTTCTAGGCCGTTTTTTGCAGGATTATCAGAATTAAATATCCACTCATAAGATAATCCGTCTTCTACTTCTAAGTCATTATCACCAAGATAGCTATATGCATCAGCAACTAATATACGAGAATGATTAGCTGGAAATTGTAATGCAGTTAGTGATAGGGCTTTATCTTCATATATACTCCAACCATCTGATATTTTCCCGTCTATTGTTCCTATTGAAGGAAAAACAATAATACCGGTTGTTTCACCAGAATTAGGATTTTCTCTAAGTAACGGCGCACTTTTTGGACCATATACAACAGTTGGTAATAATTCACTTATTGAAGTATCAACAACTGATACATAATTATCTCGTTCTAAAACATATCGCTGTGGTACAATAACAAAGTCTTGGCCTATAGCATCACTATTTACTTGTGAAATAATTCTATTATTAGGATCCCTATGGGTCTTGTCTGCAGCTGTTTCTAAATAGTCTAAGCTTTTATTTATTGAAAAATCTTCTACAGTTTCTGCTACAATATGAGCTCCTGCATCCCAAGGATAATAATCAGATTGTACTGTTTGAATTGTCACAGCACCATTTTCTGGAGAAGTTACAGTTGCATCTTTTCCTGCATTTACGTCATTTCTAGGTGCCAAAGGCCTATTAGAAAATTTTCGCTCTACTTTCTGTGTTCTATATCTTGGTTTTGCCATTATTAATCAATTACTTTAAAGGTTAAATCATCATCAAAAACTTTAGTCATACTTCCGCTTATACTCTTAATAACAAACTTATATCTCCTAGATGTTTCAAATTGATCCATCCATATGTCAAAATAATTTCCTTCTGAGTCACAACTTATTTTAGTATAGTCATTATCAAAGGCTATTACAACCTCTCCAGTTCTATAGTCTTCTACTGACCAGTATGAGTTTGTTGGAAAATGCTTAACTTCCATTTCAGTAGCAGTTGTTGAGTATGACTTTGAAACAAATCTACTTCTTCCAACAATTCTAATACGTTCTTTACTTTCTCTATGTATTCTATCTCTATTATTTTTAACATATACAAAAACATCGCTATTAATATCTAATTCAGACAAACTTGCAGTTACAGGAGAAAAATCGTCCCATCCAAATTCAAGCTTTGGCTGATATATTGTGTGTGTTTCTTTTGAAAAGAAAGTTAAATCACCATAATTTTTACCGTCATATTCTTGTGAACCTAATCTTTTTACTATAAATCCATCATTTGCAATAACAGGACCTCCAAACCAGCTTTGACTTAACCATGCCTTTGTAATTCCTGTTACATTCATATTTATGTCTGAGGTTTGATATTCAAATGATTGGCTAGCTACACTTCCTGTCCACCATGTTGCTCCTCCTTCGGTTGTTTGAGTAGTTAGATTCCCATCTGTTCCTGTATATAGATCTGCACTAGCTGTTTCCCATGTAGTTCCAGCTGCTTGTCCGTCTCGATATTTCCAACTTGCACCTTCTGTTGTTTTTGGATTATGTGT